TAGATGCCTTTGGGGTCTAGGCTCATATATGTCATTTTTGCTTAAGGAGAAAATAATATGACAACATATACAATTAGCACATTTGATCTACCTACCTTACATCGACACGCTGTAGGATTTGATAGATTATTCAATGAGTTAGGTCGTACTTTTGCCAACAGTAAGACCGAAAACTATCCACCGCATAACATTGTTAGAATTGACGACAATCACTATGCTATTCAACTAGCAGTAGCTGGTTTTAGTCAAGACGAGTTAGATATTGAGTATAAAGAAAATATTTTAACTATACGTGGTGAGCAAAAACAAAAAGATGAGTACGAATATCTACATAGAGGTATTAGTGCTCGTAATTTTACTCGTCATTTTACATTAGCCGATAATGTAGAGGTTAAAGGCGCTACAGTAATTAATGGTATTTTGGCAATCAGTCTGGAACATATTGTTCCGGAAGAACAAAAAGCTAAAAAAATTGCCATCACATTTGCTAAGTAAAGCGATAAGTATTATAATAACAGTAGGGGGATACAGCCCCCTACTTAACCTACAAAATTATGAGCAAAACAGATATTGTAGTTAAACCTAAAATACATGTACGTACAAATGTATTACCCCCTAGTTTGTATAATGTCATCTACTTAAATGATAGTGTGACAACAATGGAATTTGTAGTAGAATCATTAAAAAACATTTTTCACCATTCCGAAGAAACAGCTTTAGAGTTGACACATAAAATACATGAGGAAGGATCTAGTGTGGTCAGTACTTTGCCGTACGAAATCGCAGAACAAAAAGGTGTTGAAGCAACACTACTTGCTCGTAACAATGGTTTTCCACTCAACGTTAAATTAGAACCAGCCGCCTAATGATATTCAATAAAATTCGAGAACTTAAGGACAAAGGACTTAAGATTGGGATTACCTTCTCCACTTTTGACTTATTTCACGCAGGGCATGTTGCAATGCTGGCAGAGGCTAAAAATCATTGTGATTATCTTATTGCCGGACTTCAAACTGACCCTACGATTGACCGGCCGGACACCAAAAACTCTCCGGTACAAAGCATTGTTGAAAGACAGATACAACTTGCGGCATGCCGTTACGTGGATGAAGTGGTTGTGTATCAAACTGAACAAGATCTAGTAGATTTACTGCTAATTCTTCCATTGGATGTTCGTATACTAGGTGTTGAATACGCAGACAAAGACTTTACCGGTATGGAAGAAGGTTACGCAAGAAATATTCAATTGGTGTTTAACAGCCGTGATCATTCGTTTAGTTCAAGTAGTTTGCGTCGCAGAGTGGCAGCAGCTGAAGCAGACCGAGCACTAAGGAGTCAATGATGGATGTCATGCTCGACATCGAAACACTTAGCACTCGACCATGGTCGGTTATTCTAACGTTAGGCGCAGTTAAATTTGATCCATGGGCAGACGATGTTAATCAAACCAAGGGTTTATATATTCGACCAGATGTTAATGAACAGTTAGCTATGGATAGGCATGTGCAAGATGAAACTGTTGCTTGGTGGGCCGCCCAGACTGAGGAAGTTAGAGAAGAAGCATTGGGCGAAGAAGGCCGAATAAGTATTAACGACATGCTAGATCAACTCAATCGTTTCTTGGTTGGTGTAAATAACATTTGGTGTCAGGGTCCTGCGTTTGATATTGTTATATTAGAAGACTTATACAGACAAGTGGGTCGACCAACTCCTTGGCAATTCTGGCAGATTAGAGACAGTAGAACGTTGTTTGGTGTGCATGGTGATCCGAGAGAAAAAAACAGACACGGTGCTCATAACGCTTTAATAGATTGTTATTATCAAGCCAGTGCTGTGCAGGATATATATAGAACCGTAGGAGTAAAAAGAAGATAATGGATATTATTTTTAGTAGACAAGTAGCCACAGACTTATCAGAAAAGTATGTTGTGTTAGAACTGGAACCACACATAGTAGGCGAGGATATATTAGAAACTTTTTGTGTACTCGCTCCAGAAAAAATCGTCAAAGAAGTTGCCATGTTGGATCATTGGAAAAAGCTACATAATGAGTTTGTCCAGGCTAATAAAGATAAAAATGGTAAACTGTGCAAGGATCTAGCTGAATATTTAAAAGGAAAATGGAGCGGTGAACTAGATGAGTTTTACGACATAGTTTGTAGTAGATTTGATTATCAAGTAGAAACATAATATTGGTATTTTATCGTTGCTCGACGCAATGATATATACAATATGAACAAATTATTAGCTGCCATCTTACTGGCGACTACAGCCATGGCAGCTACAGCCGAACCAAGATCAAGACCAATCCAAGTTATGTGCGGTAGTTTTGAAGATGTCCAGGCTACCATGGAAAAATATGGTGAAAAACTAATCATGGCCACCCAGGCACCCAATGAACAGACTGTTAACTTAGTTTATTCCAATTTTGAAACTGAAACAACCAGCTGGTTTGTTCACGACTTACGAACAGATGAGTATTGTATGGTTGGAGTTGGCAAACGAATTTATATACCTGATGACAGTGTGCTTAAAAAGGGTATTGGAGTCGGAACAAGAATAATATACAAATAACCTGGATTTTCCAGGTTTTTTTGTGACATTTAAAGGAGTATAAAAATGAGCTGGTTTGCACATCGACCTTCCAAAAATCCCCCCCAACCCACACCTGTTACACCTCCCCATAGAATGTAATAGTTAACTAGTAATAATTTTTTCGACGTAATTTGGTAAGTATTACTAAGTTCGATTAATATTGGTTCTTCAATAAAAATAAAAAACGGAAGCAAACATTGAACCAGTTAGCTATAACGAACTGTACTAGTGATGGGTCGGAGCTATGGATCCATTAACACTATTTGCCCTGGCAAATGGTGCTGTACAGGCAGTTAAAAAAGGCTGCGAATTATACAAAGAAATAGCCAGCGCAGCAGGCGATGTCAAAGGTGTTCTTAGTGATCTAGAAGAACAGTTTAACCTACGGCACAAAGATAATCCTCCCACAACTGCTGAACGCAATCAGTACATTCAAGAAAAAAATCGTGTTATTGAATTAAGCAAGCAACAGCCTAACGATGTTTATACGCAAATTGGCGAAGAGCTAGGAGTGTACTTTGAAAACTACGCCAAATGTTCGGCAATTTTTGAAGAAGAAGAAAGACATGCCAAAGAAGTTTATACCGGTGAAACCAGTCTAGGAAAGCGGGCACTACAGCGTGTTCTCATGCAAAGCAGACTTACTGCCATGGAAGCCGAACTGCGTGAACTTATGGTATATAACTGTCCTCCGGAATTAGGTGATTTATACACTAGAGTTCAGGCCATGATGGAGAAAATGAAAAAGGAACAAGCAATTGCCTGGGCTAAAAAAAGAAAAGACGATAAGATTGCTGCACAAAAAAAACAAAAAAGAATCGAACACATAAAATGTCATGCGTGGAAATACGGTATTACAACTGTTGTTTGTATATATCTAATATGGTTGGTATGGGCTGTAGTACAAGTACGAATAGATGTCTATCCTGAATTAGGTCGTTGTTTGGTACCAAAAGGTAACGTAGTATACAATTGGTACAATAATTTAAAGTGGATAGATTGTGAAATACAAGAATGAGTAAATATGAATTCACTGTTCAGGCCAATGCGTATATTGTAAGTCGTATGTATACTGATCATGGGTATACAGTAGAAGAAATTTGTTTGCGATTACGGTACTCACAGGATGCTGTAGAAGCAGTTATTAAAAAATTTAATTTAGAACATGGCGAAAAATCCTGGCGTTATTAAAATTGTTCTTAACTTGTATTTTCAAGGATACTCAGTTGTAGCTATAGCTCGTGTTTTGAATTTATCAATAAGTGAAGTTGCTGACATTATTAACTGTTACAAATAAATCTTTTTGACAACGTGGTGATAATTTTGTATAATAACTAATTATAGTTAATTATTATTTTTTCTGAAATATGCATTTATTAATAGTCACACTTTTGCTGTTTTGTTTTGATATTTGTTCTGCGGCCAATATCCAAGCCAAGTCGTGGCTAATTGCAGACAATGAAGGCAAAATAATGGAATCTGAAAACATCGAAATCATTCAACCCATTGCTAGTATTACCAAACTAATGACAGCCATGGTGGTATTAGATTCAAACCCAAATCTAAGTGCAACTGTAACAAAAAAAATCAAAGGGTTGACTGTAACCAAGAAACAATTGATTGATTTAGCAATTGTAAAATCTGACAATACCGCGGCCAAAATGCTTTGCGAAACTTACCATAAAGGATATCACGGTTGTATCAATGATATGAATTTAAAAGCTCAAATTTTGGGTATGGATAATACACGTTTTGAAGATAGCAGTGGACTTGATAATCGCAACGTTAGTACACCTAGAGATCTTATTAAACTGTTACTTGCAGCAGAAAGGTATCCAGAAATAGTTTATGCGTCGAATCAAATTTCAATTAATTTGATGAAAAAAAAGAAACGAAAACTTTCTAAGTTGAATTTTACTAACACCAATCCCTTAGTAGGAAAATACAACGTCATTGTTAGCAAGACAGGTTATGTTCGAGCCTCGGGCGGATGTCTAGTGATGAGTGCCATAATTGACGGCAAAAAGAAGTTGTATATAATTTTAAACAGCAAAACAACAAGAACAAGAATTCACGACATGGAATCTTTGATATTGATGGGTATAGAAAATCGTCTTTAAGATTTTAAAAGTTTTTTAATGCCTTCAAAATCTATTAGGGAATAATCTAGATAATACAAAAAACTTTTGTCCTTGCCCGCATTGTGTTTGATTAAAATTCTACGAAAGTTTTCAACCATTTCTTCTACAATTATATCTTTGAACTTTGTAAAAAAATGATGAAAATTGTGCTCAACAATGTCATGCATTTCGTCTTGAATTTGTTTAAGTTCAGAATCAGATAACTTACACAATTTTTCTAATTCAGAAACAATCATATTAATTCTTAGATCAGGATCAGTTTCGTTGTCATAACTTTCATCGATCCATTGATCAAAAGTCCGAAAGCCATAACTTTTAAGATATTGTAAATTTCCTGCAGCACCTACTAATATAAAAGGTCTGCGTGCCACTATAGGCTTAAATATTTTTTCAGTGAGATGTAACTTATTTTCGTAAAATATTGTCTCAGTAACTACATGAATAAATGCTGACGCTAGCACATCAAGATTGTCGTAAGCACTTAACTCACCTGTTGTATTTTGCCGATCAATTTCCAGTTTATGTTCAGTTTGATAAAGCTGTTGAAATATTTGTTTTTTGGACTTAGAACTTAACAAAGTATTCTCGGAAAAAATTTCTTTTTTGATTATATTTTTTAGATTGGTTTTATTGACACTAATAAAACCAAATTTGTCCAGTTTCTTTTCAAGCAAATTTGCAACTAGAGTTAATCTATAATTTCTTTTGCCACTTATCATATTATTAAAGCAAATAAAAACTTTTGAAAATTCATGTTTGGCAGGTAAATATTTTAAATTTCGAAACCAATCAAGTGCTATCAAGCCGTGTGCAAAGAAATACCAACCATAAAAGTTACGTGATTTTAGTTGCACATCCTGCTCGTTGCTTTTTTCTGAAGTTGTGTATATTAACAGATGATGCCTGAAGTAATCAATGTCGTGTAAAAATGAATTTACAGTTAAACCAAAATAACCAGAATAATGATCATTCAAACTATCACTAACACCAAGCTTTTGTTCATCAGTTTTAAAAATGTTGTCAAACACTTCTGTATAAAAAGGTTCTTGATCATTAAAAAAGATAACAGTCTTGTATTTTTCGTCATTGCTTAGATACCATAATGGTGCATACTTGTCGTCTTCGTTTATCACTACAATATCGCCTGGCTTGTTGTTTAAAAAATTCCGAAAGGCAAGACAAACAGTCAGTTTATCTACCCGAAAAACTAGCTGTTTAATTAAAATTTCGTAAAATGAATTAATGGAAAACATATGAAAGTTGGATTTATAGGTATTGGCAAACTAGGGTTGCCTTGTGCTGAGGCAATGGCCACTTGTTATCAAGTGACAGGTTATGATATTTACCCACGACAAAGCACTAAAATAAAAATTTCTGACAATTTGCGTGGAGCAGTTGTCGGGCAAGATATTGTGTTTGTAGCAGTACAAACTCCGCACGATCCTGCTTATGATGGTTCACAACCAATTACACATTTGCCCAATAAAGATTTTGATTATACAATTGTCAAGCAGGTATTACAACAAATAGATGCGTGGGCATCGCCCGATCAATTGATTGTGTTAATATCAACAGTGCTACCAGGAACGACTAGAAAAGAGTTGCGTCCTTGTATAACTAATGCACGTTTTGTATATAATCCATACTTGATTGCCATGGGAAGTGTGGAGTGGGATATGGTTAATCCAGAGATGATAATCATTGGTACCCATGATGGAAGTGAAACTGGCGATGCTCGTGGGCTAATAGAATTTTATCGTCCACTAATGAAAAATGATCCTAGATATGTAGTAGGAACGTGGGACGAAGCTGAAAGTATTAAAATATTCTATAACACATTTATTAGCACCAAAGTAGGATTGGTGAATATGATTCAAGACGTTGCAATGAAAAATGGCAACATAAATGTTGATGTGGTAACTGAAGCCTTAGCAAACAGCACAATTAGAATAATGAGTCCCAAGTACATGAAGGCCGGCATGGGAGATGCTGGACCTTGTCATCCTAGAGATAATATTGCACTTCGTTGGTTAGCTGAAAATTTAAATTTAGGATATGATATATTTGATACAGTTATGCATGCTAGAGAAATGCAAGCTAGAAATTTAGCAAAGTTTTTAAAACGCATACAAGTTGAAAGAAATCTTCCTATCTTTATACTTGGTAAAGCATATAAACCAGATGTAGATTTTTGTGACGGAAGTTACAGCTTGTTGATTGGGCATTATCTAGATGAACTGCAAGCCAAGTTTTTTTATATTGATCCTCTCACTGGTGATCGACCCCCATTTGATGATGTTCCTGTAATTGCTTTTTTGGCACATTCTAGACAAGTCACTTACGGATACACAGGTAGTCAACCAGATCAAGAGTTATACGTGAAACTAGGTGACGGAAGTGTTATAGTTGATCCATGGAGACAATATACCACAGATAAAGATTATGAGGTAATATATTATGGCAACACACGAGCACATACATCTTGATCCATTTTGGGATGAAGAATACAAAAAGTTAGACTATAAAAAAGAACAGTTCAATGATCCTATAACCATGATAGAATGGGAAGATGCAGGATTTAGAGGACCGTTTGGTGGGTACATGTGTGACATGAGAAATACACAACCAAGCTGGAATAAAAAAATTATTGATTTCTTCGTTAACATGAAATGGAATAATATAGGAACTTCGTATTACAGAATGGATCCTGGCGCTATGTTGCCCATACACGTTGATACTTATAAAAGATATATTGAATTATTTGATCTTAAAGCTCGCGAACACACAATTAGGCGAGCAGTAATATTTTTAGAAGATTGGAAATCTGGGCATTATGCAGAATGCTGTAATACACCATATACCAATTGGAAAAAAGGATTTACATTGATATGGGATTGGGATGCACCACACATGGCAGCAAACTTAGGTAGTGTTCCTAGATACACTTTACAGGTTACTGGACACATATGATAAGCAGTTACAATGAATGGGATCCTCTCAGGGAAGTAGTAGTTGGCCGTGCAGACTATGCCAATTGGCCAACTAATGATCCAGTTTTCTCTCAGGAAAGTTCTAAAACTACGTGGAAAGAGACTCCAGTACCAAGTGGTCCTGTTCCAGACTGGATTATAGATGAGTCCAATGAAGACTTGGATATGCTTTCACTTGTACTAGAAAGATACGGTGCAGTTGTACATAGACCAAAAGCAATTAATTACCAAGAACGTGATGGTATGTACGGCTATTGTCCTAGAGATCGATTACTAATCTATGGCAGTACTATAGTAGATCCAGCTATGATGTATCCTTGCAGAGACATGGAAATTGAAGCCTTAGATAGTGTAATTTATCGTGCTGATACTGTGCATAGAATGCCCAGAGATCAAGACTTGATTCTTGATGCTGCTAATGTTCTAAGATTAAACGATACCATGCTTTTTTTAAATAGTGCTAGCGGAAACATCTCAGCTGCCAAATGGCTTACACAAAAATTTCCGGATGTTCGAATTGAAGTTTGCAATTTTTATTCAGGTGTCCATATAGATAGTACTATAGTCCCGTTACGGGAAGGTCTTGTACTTGTAAACGCCAGTAGAGTTAATATGGACACATTACCAAATGTTTTTACCAATTGGGAAGTCATATGGATAGATGATGTTGTAGCACAGG